GGTGATTCATTCTTGTCGAAGAACGCTACTGATGCAAATTTATATATGATTTCACTCGTTGGCACTATCCATTCCATCCTTTCTTTCATCATCGCAATCAGCTTGATTATCTCGCCAATCTTGATGCTCTTCGGGTCGTTGGTCACTTTCTCCATCTGCTCGATGAACGCCATCAGATGCTCACGCTGGAATCTCATGTTCCACTCCTCATACACCTGCAACGCCATGAGTCCACGCATCGAGAACGTATTGAAGTAATCCTTCAGCCGATAGTATTGCACTCCGTTACTGATGAAGGCAGGCTCTATCACGTGACCTTCCTCAAGTTGCCAGATAGGCTTATGTCCCAGCTTCGTGATGAGCTTCGCCCACCAGTTGCTGATAGTATTCTTTAATCTCGTCAATCGCAGTTTCAATTTTTCCATATCTTACTATTCCACCGACAATCAGTTGCCAGTTGTTATCCTGATAAAGTTTCACCTCATGCCCCTGCCGTGTCTTCCATCGGAACGGCTTGCCCTTGCAAGCACAACGCCCCAATGGATAGTACCCGATGCTGACGAGGTATGCGTTTAGTTCACTCACTGAAAAACTTGTTGTAGATAATCGTGTTCACCGCAGCCAATGCAGGTATGTACATGATGAGCATCGCTATGTTCCAGTCGAATGTAATCCAGTAGGGTATCGAGTACACCGAAGCCATGCACGTGACACATCCCCCCAACGGCTGCCACAAGTAGCCGAGCCACTTCTCTCCCCACTTGCCAAGCCATTCAAGTATCATGCCTTCCTCCATCGCAATCTTCAGTCCGTTGATGAATAGCGAGTTGATTACCAAGAATACGAGTGTGTCCATCATTAGTCGAATACTATTGTGTTAGGAGTGAACGTAAGACGGTAGCAATCATACTCTACCGCACCCAATGACAATACCATTGGGTTGCCATTGTTATCGAAGATGCTGACCGTGTAACTTGAGTACGGATTAAACACGCCATCTGGGAAATATGTCGCATCGATATTGATGAGTCCTTGCCCATCGCTCTGCGCATAGTAGGTATAGTTCACGTTGCTCTGGTTATCGGTGAAGACAAGCTTATAGTTTGTTGTTGCGTTTAATCCAGTTAAACTGAAAGCATCCTCGCAGTTGTCTATGTTAAGCTCATAGCAGTCATTGCAGATTTCAATTGCTTCAAATGTACCAGTGAAGATTCCCCCAAGATCATCCTGCAAGCTCAATGCAATCAAGTCATCACCACTCACAACAGGATCAATGCCCATGCTTCGCATCTTGAAAGTCACGTAAATGAATGAACCAATCTGCAACTGCGTGTATGTAGTAGTCGCTGAGTAAGTACTGTCGAGCGTGACTACTATGTCATCGAGCAAATCCGTCAAATTCGTATAACCACTACTAGAACCTGATGTTAATTGCTTCCACAAATAGAATGCTGAATTGTTCCAAGTGCTTGCGGTAGGTATCTTGATTGTGCAGTTGTAGCTCGTTGCCATGCTTACAAATATACATCACAAAAAGCGAATCCAATCACGATGAAAACTATGGCAGTAGTACCGCCAGCAGTCCAGCAAGTCAGCCTTGCGGATGTCCGTGCTGCGATCTTTCAGGATGTCACCGTCCTCGTCCACCTCCACGTACTTGAGGTCCGTGATGAGACCTTTGCAGGTCGGACTGATTCTAATGCAGTAGTTCTGAAGCAGCGAGTTGACCAGCACCCTCGTATCACGGATGCTGGGATTCACCGCAGGCTGACGCATCTGCGCCCGACCAAGATGCAGCCGAGCAGCCACAACATCGTAGTACCCGGTGTTGCCACTTGTCAAGGCTGAACGGTTCGCTCCAGTCGCATCGCCAGTGACGATGAAGCTTGCCTTCGGGAAGGCTGCGATGATACTATCACAGAGCTGGTAGATGTCTGAGTTCCGCAGTGCGAACTCCTGAACCACGTTGATGCAGCCGTCCTTGTGCTGGATTGCCAAGCAGGTTATGGGGTCGACATTGAAGTCGAAGCTCAGATACAAGTGCTGGAGCTTATCGTACTCCACCGCCTGCACGTGCTTGGCTTCGTCAAAGGCATAGGCGAAGGGATTGTTTGCAAGGTCAACATCTTCCGCAAGTATCTCGCACCGGAAGGTCAGCTCATCCAACTGCTCACGCAAGTGGTCAACCTCGTCATGGCTGATATGCGGATTATCGTAAGTTGATAGGTTGAAAGAACTCCAGCTCGCATCATCCTTTGCGAACAGTTCTTTGAAGAAAGTCCTCCCGAACTTCGGAGTGCTGAGAATCCACGCATCGCCCTTGAAGTCGAGCAGCGTTGCCATGATTGTCTGAGTCCAAGCCTCTCTGAACTTCTTCGCTTTCTCAGCCTCGTCAATCACAACCCTCGCATACTTTCGCCCCCTGCCTGAGTCCGGCTCGTCCATCGACCAGAAGTCAATCACGCCACCAGTAATCAGGCGCATTTGTTTCGTCTGCTCGTTCTTGGTTTCAATGATAGGTTTCAGTGTGTACTTCAACTCCAGCCACACATCATGAAGGTCCTTGTACGTGGGCGCATAGTACGCACACGGCTTCCCATCGAGCGCAACCTGGGGCAGCAGCTCATTGACCGCAAGCGTGGTCTTGCCCCACCGCCTGCCAATCTTCAGCACGTTGTAGCGACTGGCTTCCGTCAGCACTTTCTCTTGCCCACTATGCAGTCGCTTGAGCTTGACCTCGATGTCAGTCACGGATTATCCTGATGTTAATCGTGCCGTCATCCGGCTTGATCTCCTGACGGTTCATCTTCGGAGTGATGTACTCGGCAAGAGTAGCCAGCATCTTGAGTCGTTCCCCCGGACTAAGTTCAGCCAAGTCACGCCTCATCTGGTACTCATCGTACTCGTTCAGCACTCGTTCTATCTTTTCTTTCAGCCTCATTTCTTCTTCTTGACTTTAACAGGCAGGTTCTTCATCTGCTTGGGAGATGTCTTCTTGGCGAACTCCTTTGCGAGCTTCGGATTCGTTGCGTATAGATACGCACGCTGGCTTTGTGATTTGAATGGCATACTACAAAGATAATGGACTTACATCCCAATATTTCAGGCTCACTACCCACTTGCGCTCTCCCCCCAGCATCATCTCAAATCCGTGCTGCAAGGCTTCCTCTTTCGTTATCTTGTATTGGAAGTCCTCAGTGGTGTAGATATACTCGTCAATAGTTTCCATGTCAACCCTCTCTAAGTTGATAGTCCACGCACCCCCTCCCATACGCAGGACTGAATCGTTGCTCTCTCGCTTGTATAGTACGTTCATATCTCCCCCTCCTGCCTTAGTACCCTCTCTGCCCACCGTAACGCAGGCTCACCGCCCCAAAGCAGGTACGAGATAGTACCGCACGCAGTGGTGTCACGAGGGTCATAGTATTCGGCTGCTCTACTCAGGTACGAGTACATCCGCTTCACCGTCTCCGTTGTGATAGTCTCCCGGTTCGCCAGTTGCTGCGCACGTATCTTGCCCACCTGCGTAGCGCATCGGTTGTTGATTTCAGCGTTCAGCCGTATCCCCCTCTCAGCCTCATCGCTGATGGCTTGAGGGTAGTCATCGTAGGTTGCCATTACTTTTTGCTTCTGTATTGATAGAAGTAAAGATAATCATTCACGAGGCAATCGTCCTGCACCAGTCCTGACTCAGCCAAGCGTATCGAATAGTCACGGTCTTCGCCCATGCTAATCGGTTTGTAGCCTATCTCCTTTGCGATGCTCGTCATCACCGGGTTCAAGTGATTCAGTGGTCTCGTGTACCTCATCGCCCCATCGTACCTCACTGGCTTCTCTGAGTACGAAAGTCCTGCCTTGTGGATGAACTCGACCGGAATCTTGCCGTCCAGTGTGATGATACCTCTGAAGCCTACCCCATACGCATCACGCCTCATCCAGTGCAGAATCTTGTCAACGTAACTGCCAGCAATCACATCATCATCGTCAATGAAATTGATGTATTTGGTCGTGCAGTTGTCTACTGCGTACTGTCGCTTCTCGCCTATCGAATGCTCACGATTATCCTTCAGCACCACCACATCAACCTGATGATTGAGTTGAGGGTCGAGCAGTCCACGCAGGCGTTGGAGGTAGTTCTCCCTGCCGTTAATGGTCAGGATGAAGATTGTCCAGAGTGCCTTAGATTGGGAAGCCATTTCGCTTGCGGTGTTCAAACACTCGTTGCCCATGATCCCACGCTATCTTTGAGTTCTCCTTCTGGTAGGTCTTGTCGAGCTTGCTCTTGCCTACTGTGTAGTGACGATGGTCGAACTCTAAGGTCTTATCGACCCGGTAGAATCCGTGTTTCCTTGCTGTTTCGGCTAAGTCATTATCTGCGAACATTGAGATGTACGCAGGATGATATAAGTAGCCGAGCTTCTCGTATGCCAGTCTGTTCATGATGGGTAGAGTCACGATGTCGCTGCGTATCCCATCGAAGACCTGCAACACCACTGGCTCATCGCCATAGGCATCGAACCGTTCAATGAGTTTGGTATCCCATCCGATAGGAGGAAACATATCATCGGACACCAGCACCAAGATGTCTCCCTGACTGCGCTCGGCAGCAGCATTGCTCGCCTGCACCATGTTGGTCGAATCGCCCATGATGATAGTCACTGGCTCGTTGTCG